GCTTCAATTTCTCCACGGGGGCACGCACTAGAGGGGGGTACCATGGCGAAGAGCACGGCAACGTCAAAGAAACTGCGGACGCAGCTGAAAAAGCGTGCGGATGAGGTGTCGATGGAGACCAGGACAATCCTTGACGGCCTCCTCGATGAGTTGGAACGCGTCGAGAACATCAGGGATGCCCTGTACACGGAGTACACGAAAGAAACCAAGCCGACAGATGAGTACACAAACAAGGCCGGTGCCACCAATCTGGTCATCAGCCCTGTGATAAAGGAATACAAGTTGTATTCAAAGCTGTGCCACGAGATCATGGTCAAGATACACAGCATTTTGGAAAGCATCCCGCCGCCCAGGAAGGGATACGATGCGCTGAGCACGTTGATTGCGAGGCCGAGAACATGAAGATGCCGGAGTATATCCGGCTATGGCACGGATATGTCGACGCTGAACCGCAGAAACATAGCCGGGCGGTGCGACAGCTGCGTCTCCTGGTCGAGAAACTCCTGAAGCAGAAGAACATCCTGTTCGACCCGATTGATGTCGATGCCTTCGAAACGTTCTGCAAGCTGCTCCGTCACAAGGAAGGCAAGTGGGCCGGGCTTCCCTTGGAGCTAACCCGTGAACAAAAGTATATCGCGGCTTGTGTGCTGGGCATCAAAGTAAAGAATGACGATGGACGCTGGATCCGGTTCTTCCGAGAGATGGTCCTGATTGTCGCCAGAAAATGGGGAAAGTCAGTTTTCATTTCTGCGCTGGGTTTGTACTTCACATGCGCGGATCGGGAGCCAGCCGCTCAGGTCTGGTGTCTCGCAACCGTGAAGGCTCAGGCTGAAATCGTTTGGCAGAATGCCGTCGACTTTGCAGATGACAGTCCAGTGCTGCGGGAACATCTCAGACGGAGGAAAGACACTTCTGGCCATCGCCTGGTACATGCAGACAGCCGTTCCTACATGAAAGCCGGTGACCGAAACAGTCAGACGAAGGACGGTTTGAATCCGCATGCGTTCATCATCGATGAGTGCCATGCCATCAAGGACCGCAACACATATGATGTCTTCTCGTCAGCCACCGGCGCACGGGAACAGCCCATGGGAATCATCATCTCGACGAACGGGTTCACGCGGGAAAGCATTTTCGACAGTGTGTATGACCGGTGCAAGAAAGTGCTGACCGAATTGGATCTGGCCATGCGATTGTTCCCGATGATATTCGAAATCGACGATGACGATGATCCGAATGATGAAAGCTGTTGGGGAAAAGCGAATCCGGGTCTGGGAGATCGGCCGACGATAGATTATCTGCGTAACGAATATGTGAAAGCAAAGTCGGACCCGGCACAGTGGCCGTCATTCCTGGCCAAACACTTGAACCGGGCCAGCAATTCATCCGCCATTTTTTTCGACCTGCAGACGATTGACCAGTGCGCCGGAGACATTCAGGAAAAAGAGTACACAAACTGCTATGCGGTCGGAGGAGTCGACCTTGCGGAAACAACTGACCTTTGCTGCGCATCGGCCATCATTCCGATAAATGGAAAGCTGAACCTGATTCAACGGTACTTCGTTCCGGCCGGTCGCATCGAGCAGAACAGCAAAGCGGACAAGATGGCCTATCTGTCCTTCACAGAAACGAATGCACCGGATGCCATGAACCGGCAGCTGTTGCAGGTATGTGATGGGCCGATGGTACGAAAATCCGATGTGACTCAGTGGTTCATCGAACTGGCGGAGAAGTACCAGGTAACCTTCTGGAAAATCGGATTCGACCGCTGGCATGGTGGAGACTGGGTGGATGAGATGGAAATGAACGGCTTTCCAAAGGAGGATCGGCAGGAACGCGGCGTCACCTTCCCGGTTGCGATGGGTGCCATCACACTCAGCACCCCGATGAAAGAAACCAAAGCGCTGTTCGAATCTGACGAAGTGAGGTTCAGCAGACACAACGGATTGTTCCGATGGTGCACCACCAATACGGCCGCACTCATCGACCAGAACAACAATGTCCGTCCAGACAAATCGAAAAGCAGGGCACGCATCGATGGATACGTGTCTTTTTTGATTGCCTATATCGCATATAGAAAAGTGAAGGACATGTTCAGCGAATACCAGACGTGAAAGGAGGTGAGAAATTGGGAGTGTTCAACAATATGGCGGGATGGTTTCGGAGGGACAAGGTGACAGCATCCCGCATAATCGACCTGCTCCGGCGCGGGAATGGTCTGCTGGAAATCAATCGTGACCTCTACAGCATTCCGGAGATTCGGACTGCCATCAATTTCATTGCAGAAAAGGTCGGATGCGTTCCGTTCTTCCATGTCAGGGCTGACATGGAGGGAAACATCCAGATGCTCCGCGACAAGGTGAACTATGTTCTAACCATTCGTGCAAATCCATTGCAGGGTCCACAGGTATTCATCACGCACCTGATCACCCGGCTGCTGCTGACAAACAACGCCTATGCCATTCCGGATTGGGCGGAGGATGGTTCGCTTCGTGCGCTCTATCCACTGCCATATTCCAGGCATGAATTCAAAACATTGGCGGACGGAAGTCTTGTCATCCGCTTTCCTGCGGATCCGGGATTCGAATACTTGTACGAGGATGTCATCCACCTGCAGCGGTTCCCTGGCACGAACGGAGGCACATGGAGTCAAGCCACCGGAAACTACGTTCAGATCGTCAGCACCATCCAGAACCAAGCCGTGAAGGATTCAGAAAGTTCCGGCCGGGTGTCGGCTCTTCTCCAGGTGAAGTCACAGCTCAAAGGTTCGGACATGAAGAAGAAGCTGGAAGAGTTCAAGGAACTTTTCCTGAATTCGGAGAACAGTACCGGCTTCGGCATGATTGGCATGGAGTACGATGTCCACAAGTTGGACATGAAACTGAATCCGCTGGATTCGAAGCTGATGGAATCCATCACGCGCAGCCTGTACAACTATTTCGGTGTGTCAACGGAAATTATCAACGGAAACGCCACAGAACTTCAGTATGAACAGTTTGTGGACAACACCGTCAAGCCGGTTGTCTATCAGCTGGAGGAGGAGCTGACATACAAGCTGTTCAGCCGGCCGGAATTGGAACGAAATCATCGGGTGCAGGCTGAGCTGATTGATTTGGAAATCTCGACATTGACAGCCAAGACGCAGTTCTACAAGGAAATGGTCTATGGAACCATCATGAACCGGAACGAGATTCGGCGCCGAATCGGGTTGCCGCGAGGGCCGAAGAAGCTGGACGAGTTCACCGGGAACAAAAACTTCGAGCCGCTTGGTGATGCGGGAGCCAATACTGCCCAGCCGCCTGAAGATGAAAAGAAAGGAGGTGCAGCAAATGAAGGCGCAGGAGAAACAAGCGATGGAGAAACGGGCACTGAGGTTTGATGATTCCAATATGCGGGCAGTCCAGGAAGAGAACCGCCGAGTGATACGCGGGTACCCGATTCTGTTCAATGTGCCCGGGTATCCGTATCTCGGCAGTGAGTGGACCGAAGTGATTGACCAGCGTGCGCTCGAGGGAGTGGATTTATCCAACCTGCTCCTGCTGCTGGACCATGATACCGGACTCATACTGGCCCGCAGCGGAAAGAACATGCGGGCGCAGGTGGATGATGTCGGTCTTTTCATTGAAGCGGACCTTGGAGACACCCAACTGGACGATTATGCGTTCGACCGGGTTCAGCGTGGGATTCTGGACGGCATGTCCTTCTGGTTCTTCGCAGACCGAATTGATCAGGATTCTGATAAGCGCGTCGACAGAATCATGCACATCACAGATGTCATGGAAGTCAGTCTGGTTGCCTTTCCGGCATACCCGGCCACGGTTGCTGTTGCCATGGATTTACCTCCGAGCACGCAGAGAAGCAGCGATGAGCCGCCAACTGCCGGCGGAACGGATGAACAGGTGCGGGCGATTGCCCTGCTTGATTATGAACTTGCAAAGATTTGACAAGGAGGACTGAAGTACATGATGAGCCAGAAAGAGGCGGCGGAATTGCGTCGCCAGAAAACCGACCTGGAGCAGCAACGCCTGGAGCTGAAGCGAAAGTGCGAACAGCACCGGTCTGCAATGAACACGGACGAACTGAACACCAACACGGAGCAGCTGCGTTCTCTCGGAGACAAGATTGACGAGATCAACGAGAAACTGACAGATGCTCCCCAAGATTCCACACCCAAGGGAGGGGTGAGAAACATGCGTGCTGACATCAACCAGGAAAACTTCCGCAGCTCCGACCACTACCGCGATGCATTCTTCCGCTCGTTCATGAGCGGCAAGGTTGCGGAATCCGACAACGAGGTCATGGCGTTCGGCAAGCGTGCCATTACGGACATGAACGGCTTGTCCGTGACATCTGGCGCCGAATACCTGGTGCCTCAGACTACTCTGAGCCAGATCAAGGCTATCATCACCAAGTACGGGGCGATCTATGCAAAGGTCACCAAGTACAACTTCAATGGCGATGTGACCATCCCGATCGGCACCGCAGGTACCCCCACCAATGAGTCTGATGGCACCGATACCCTTACCTTCACATTCACCGAAGTGGCCATCAACCAGCAAGCTGTTGTCGCAACGGTTTCTGTGAAGAACCTGTTGATGAAGAACAGCATCGCCGGTCTGGAAGCTTATCTTGCCATGGAAATCGGCAAGTACGTTGGCCTGCAGATCGAGAACTATCTGGTGAATGGTTCGCTTTCCACCAGCAAGTTCGAGGGAATTGTCACCGCCATCACTGCGGCTCCGTCTGCAGCAGAAACCTATGATGAAGTCGACTGGGATCTCATCAACGATGTTCAGGCTGCCGTGGAATCTCCGTATGGAGACAATGGCACCTGGATGATGAGGCGTGCAACCTTCTTCTCGAAGTTCCGCAAGGCTACGGATGCCGAAGGCCGTCCGCTGGTGGTCACTTCCGGCGGTTCCGGCTCCTCCACATACACACTGGACGGCCGTCCGGTCATCTTCTCCACTCAGATCGCAGCTGATGCGTTCATTTACGGTGACCTTGACCAGTACATCGTGAACGAAACGCAGGAGTTCATCATCGAGGCCGACGCTTCCGCCGGGTTCGCTGCTGACAAGACTGTCTGGAGGGGCAAGGTTTACGCTGGTGGCCGGCCGCTTTTCGCGAAGACCGCTTTCGTTTACTACACCTATACTGGCGAGTAATTCGCCAGTGTGAACATGTCATTCATTTTGCAACAACATGAGCAGGGATAGGGAGCCGTTGGGCTCCCTTCCTGCGTCTTTTAAGGAAGGAGGAGTTTGAATGACTCCGTACAAATACGGATTTGGACAGAGACTGTCCACAGATGCCAAAATTGCGGTGGATCGTGGTTTCGTCGCTCACTACAATATTCCCGCTGCCGATGCGGTGGCCGCGTCCACTACTGGCGTTCATGCTGCCATGAACAGCACCGGAACCCCTTTGGTTGTCACCACGGGAATCACCAATCCGGCTGTACCCAGAAATGTGACAGCGACTGCAGGCGGAACTGCAACAGACATCAAGGCCATTCAGGTGGTTGTTGCCGGTACCGACTTCGCTGATGAGGCTATCACAGAAACCCTTCCAGCTTTCACTGTCGACACGGCTGGAAGCGTCGCGGGGAACAAGGCGTTCAAGACCATCACGAGCATCAGCGTCCCCAATCATGACGGCAATGGCGCAACCACGGCCATCGGCTTTGGTGACAAGCTTGGATTGCCATACAAGCTCCCGCACAACACCGTGATTGAAACGTATGTGGACAATGCGAAAGAAGCCACTGCGCCAACTGTCACGACCTCCGTCACAGTGCTTGATGGTAATACCCTGGACCCAAACACCGCGCTCAACGGCAAAGTGGTCGATATCTACCTGATCGTATAGGAGGTGGAACATGACAGATGCTGAGCTGCTGAGCAAAGTGAAAAGCGGCATGCTGGTGCAGGGCAGCCATCTGGATGTAGCCATCTCCCAGAGATTGCTGGCAGTGAAACAGTATGTCGGGAATGCCGGTGTAACAACTGAGCAGATAGAAAGCGACCTTGGGGTTGCTGTCCTGACGCTCGGTGTGACGGACCTGATGACATTGTCTGGCGGAGAGGTGAAATTCTCTGATGCCTTCGATATCATCATGACTCAATTGAAGGCGGTGAGCATGCCGGATGTATAAGCCGAAAGCACTTGCCATGACAACCCCATTCCGTTTGAAGCATAGAACTGGAACCAGCGTAAACGGAGCCATGAACGGAGACTACCAGGACGCAGCCACTCCGGCTGTTCGCTTTGGCGAGTACAAACCTTTTCATGGCTCCGAAGCGCTGCATGCCGGAACCATGCAGATCCAGGACGGTGGAACCTTGATCACCTGGTACATGCCGGACTATGCATTTTCAGACCGTGTGCTGATCAATGACAATGCGGCCACGGTCTATGACGTGATCAGCATTGAGAACGTCGATAATCGGAACCTGTACATCGTGATGAAACTCCGCAGGGTGGTGACGGCCTGATGGCAGGGATAAAGAGTCCGTCCAATTTAAAGACTATCAAGTTCAATCTGAAGGGCACTACCGAACTACTGAAGAAAATTGAGAAGGCAGGGAACAACATCGAGCGTGTGGTGGCGCACGCGCTTGAGGAGAGTGCAAAGCCGATATATCAGGACCTCGACATCTGGACAGCGGAGCACGCACTTACAGGTGCGACACGCAAGGGCATGAATCTTTCAAATGTCGTAAAGAGCGGTAATCGGTTTTATGTTGAAGTAGGAATTGATACTAATAAAGGGCCGCTCGCATGGCATGCTGTGTTCGTTGAATACGGCTCACCTACCCAGAAAGCAGATCCCGGTATCCGTAAGGCGTTCGAAGGCAACAAGGCCCGTGTGAGAACTATCCAAAAGAGAATTCTTGTGGAGGGAGGAATACCAACTGGCTGACGTAATTGGCAAAGTATATGCCGCGCTCTCAACAATCGGGTACCCGGTTCGAGAACAAGGGTCGTATGCAGCTTCTGAAGTTCTTCCGGCGACACTTGTGACGTATCAGGTGATTGGACAGGCACCATCCGGACATGCTGACGGTCTGCCGACCGGTTTCATTTCAAGAATACAGGTCGCCTTGTATTCTACTGACCCAGCCATTACTCAAACTGCATTGAGGACATTTCTGACCACTATGCAGCCGGCAGGATTCCTTTTTTCATCGGGGCGGCAGCTTCCGTTGGATGAGCAATCCGGCCACTACGGGTTTACAGCTGATTTCAATATCTATGAAAGTGAGGTTTGATGAATGGACCAGAAATATGCCGAATTCATTGGCGTTGACAGCGTTTACTATGCGCTGATCACAGCCGACACCGACTCCGCGTACACTGCGGGAACTCCGCAGTACCTGGCGCCGGTCGCAGAGATCGCCGGGGAGCCGGAGGTCAACAACAAGACCACATACTACGACAATGCAGCGGCCAACAACTACGTCACCGAGGGAAAGACAGAACTCAAGGTTACGGTCGCGAACGTACCTGCGCAGCTGATGGCCACGCTCCTGGGTAAGGCTTACGACGCCGCATCCGGCCGGGTCTATGACAGCGGTCAAGCCAACCCACCCAAGGTCGCGCTCGGATTCCGGTTTGCAATGGGACAGGACAAGGCCCGGTACTACTGGTTTCTGGCAGGCACATTCAGCGGCGGCGCTGAGGAAGCGACTACCAAGACCTCCGATGTGGATGAGAAGACCTACACGCTTACATTCACGGCAGTCACGACAGCCTTCAAGTGGACGGTCAACACTGTCCTGACGTCGCTCAAGCGCACATTTGCTGACACGTCTGACTCGGCTTTCGACCCGACCGGATGGTTCACCCAGGTACAGACACCGAGTACCACGGTGGCTCCGTCCGCGGTATCACTGTCTACCATCGTTCCTGCGGATGGCGCGGCCAGCGTCGCCCGTACATCGACCATCGTCCTGACGTTCAACAACAAGATCGCCTCCGAGGCCATCACGCTGATCAACAGCACAAGCGGCGACACGGTGGTATTCACCAAAGCGTGGGACACGGCTGGAAAGGTTCTCACCATCACCCCTTCCGCGACTCTGGCGGCAACCACGAAGTTTATCGTGGCGATCGCAGGCGTGGTCGACGTGTATGGCCAGGCTCTGGCTGCAAATGGGAAGGACTTCACGACCGCGGCATAATCCAGTACAACAGGACGATATAGGGAGGGCGGCGTGAATGCCGCCCTCTTTACAAAAACAGAGGAGGACAACCATATGAAACCTGTTGTGCTGACGTTCACGGATGCTCAAGGCAACAAGACAAAAACCTACTCCACCTGCAGCATCAAGACCGGCATCATGGATCGGATCTTCGACATTGCGGAGAAGGCCGAGGAGTATGAGAGCGGGAAGCTGGGAGTGGCAGAGTCCCGCGGGTTCTTCCGCGATCTTAAGGCGATCATGGTTGACGCTTTCGGGCGTCAATTCACATACGACGAGTTGGACGAGGGGCTAGACTTCGACGAGATGATCCGAGTGTTCACAGAGATGTGCTCGGCCGCAGTGGGTAACCTCGGAAAAAACCGGTGACCGGGGCCGGAGCAGATCCGACCCCGGAGGGATACCGGCAGACCTTGGTCAGTCTCAAGCGCACGATCTTCAAGACGTTCGGATGGACTTTGCATGACATAGACGAGACGGACATCAGCAATCTGCTGGCGTTTATCAATTTTACACCCGAGTTAGACCCGAACACGCGGGTGATCAACGGGAAAACATACACCAGGGCGAACAAGCCACCGTCCTGGCTTTGAGGAGGTGTGAGCGTGGGGAATCAAAACGACAACGACATTGGTGGCAAAGTAGGGCTGGATATATCAGAGTTCAAAACTGGGGTGTCCGAGCTCAACCGCCAGATCCGCGTTATCGATTCCGGGTTCAAGGCCGCTGCAGCGGGCATGGAGGATTGGGGCAGCAACGCCGACGGGCTCAAGAGTCGGATCAGCAGCCTTGGCCAGATCATCGATGCGCAGAAGAAGAAGGTCGCCCTGCTGACCGATGAGTATGCGCGGGTGGCCAAGGAAAAGGGCGAGAGCTCCAAGGAAGCGCAAGACCTCCAGGTCTGGATTAACAAGGAGACCGCGGCCTTCAACAAGAACGAGCTTGAGCTGCGGAAAAACGTCAAGGCGCTGGACAGTCTGGGCACGGAGTCCGCCGACGCCGGGAAAGAGGTCGAGAAGGCCGGAAGCAAGGCCGAGAAGTCCGGTAAGGATGCAGAAAAGGGAGAGTCCGGATGGAGCAAACTTACCGAAGGTTTGGGTAAGGTCGGGAAAGCCGCCGGATTGGCGGTCGCGGGTTTGGCCGCGGCAGCCGCTGGCGCGGCTGTGGGGCTCGGGAAAGCCGTCGTGGAGTCCTTCGGGGAGCTGGAGCAGAACCTTGGAGGGTCAGAGGCTGTTTTTGGACAGTACGCAAAGAGCATCCAGAAAACCGGCGAGGACGCGTACAAGAATCTT